TTGAACGGCCTAATGCCATCAGCATGCGCAGCTTTACGCATTGCCTCATATGCCTGGGCTGCCAACCAGTGCAGCCGACCGTAAGGCCTGATTGAGCGCAGCAGGTATGCCGGTACTTCACCCGGTTTGACGTTTGCTAAATCAGCCGGGAGCCTGACTGGCTTGACTGGCCGGTTCACTTGCGGCCGTACCGCGTGTCTTTAGTGTTTGCCCAGGCGTAAATCATTGGCAGTACTGCTGCGAGCCCGGCTTTGACGGCGTTTGTTAGATCGTAGTCGCTTGTGATAAGCACGGCGACGCTTCCAGCGACAAATGCTTTCAACCAATCTTCGAGCATTGGTGCCCACTTCATTAGCCCACCAATGCTTTGATTTCGTCGTCGGTAAGACCCAACGCCTTTAGTTTTGTTTGCGCGGATTGAATTGCTGCAATCTTCTTATCAAAAGCTGCTTTATTTTCTGCGACATAAGCACGCTGGGCATCAATTACTGCGATTTCATCATGTGTCGCGTCCCGTACAACGTCATCGATCTGCACTTTGTAAGTCATGATTTCCTCAATTTCTGTAACCGTAGACGCGAATGGTGCCGCCAGTGATCGTGCCGGTCGACGGCGAAAGTGTAAAACCTGTGTAGCTAGTCGACACGGCGTGGCGACCGTTGGTTGTCCCAGCGATGTCGCCTCGCGTGATTGATGTTTGTAACAATGTTGGTTTCGCTAAAAATGGATTGATTAGCGTCATTTCGAGCGACAATGTGGACGTACCTGCTGCGCCTAAAAACGTCCAGGCTGCCCCATTGTTTGCGCCAACAACGGATGCGGTGGCAGCACCGTATGACGCATAAATTGTCGTGTTGTAATAGGAAGCCGTGCTGCCTGTCAAAATCAAATTGAATTCGCCGTCCGATGCCGAAGCCACACCGCCGGTCACGGTGATTTTGTATGCATCGTAATCGGAGCTAAAAGCGTTTGTGACGGCGACGCTGGAGACTGCGCTGCCAATCGTGGTCGTTGAAATCAATGTAATGCCAGCTACCGCTGCGAAACTGTCGTTTAGTTGCTGGGCCTCGAGCACGTCTCCGGCGACAAATGTGTGCAATGCCATAGTTACCTCATCCTAATACGTTCGTGCTATCCATTACGCCGTATGTCGCATCATCCAATATCAGCTCATACACGATGGTGGTTGGGCTGGTGTAAAACGTGATCCGATGGCCGGTGGCCACATTGATGATGCCTTGAATGCCCTCAATCGCTAATTCGGTCGCAATTTGGCTGCCTAGCCCCGGTATCTGCTTTTCCACGCTAATCGTGTCACCAATATCAACAGTGACAATGTCATCCCGTTGCGTGCTGGTCAGCGCAGCAAATGAGGTGCTCACACTGGTGTACCTGGGCTGTGGGCTGGGCTCGAGCAGGTAGGCGGCCAAATCGTCAATGCTGGTTTGTTCGTGCAGCAAGCTGTTGGTGATGCTGTAATTTTGAGTGAAATATTTCGTGATGCTGGTGGCATCGCTGTCGGTTGCTTCCTTGCCATCCAAGCCACGCACATACGCCCGGTTGATTACGTTGTCGGCATCGAACTCAACTTCCACCGCGTCATATTTGGCCCCGGTGCCGTCATCCTTGAAAATGATTACTGGCGCGCTCAACGTGTTACCAATGCGATTTTGGAATGTGATCGTGCCATCACGTGCTACGAACAGTCGGCCCTGCTCAGCCTGATTTATTTGCTGCAAATAAGCAAGCGTGTTGGTGCCCTGGGGCACCGTGTAAGCGCTGTCATGGCCGAGATTGACTGTGCCAGTAGCAATGCTGGTTGTGCCTTGGTAATCAACCTCAGGAAGGGCTAGCACGCTAGTGATGCGTTGGCCACTGGTTTCGGCAGACACGTTGTACTCATCAAGCTGGGTTTGCGCAAGTTTGTAGAACTCATCAGCGCATTGCACATTGACAATGTTCGGGCCTGCCAACTGAAAGTCATAGGTGTACCCGGTGACTACGCCCACAAACAAATACTCGCCATCACGTGATAGGCGCACGGTACGCATCGGTGCCAGCCCCGGCTCTTGATTGGCTGGATCGTAATAGGGGCTAGTCGAATCGTATGGTCCGAGGATGCCGGTGTCATCGGTCATTGTGAATGCCATTACGCCTGCACCGAATTGATCATCGGTTTTTTGACGACCGCGTTTGTAATTGATATCAGTGGTGTATTGCGTAATGTCAGCAAACTGCGTCAAACCATCCAACACATACGTGGTGTTATCTAGGACTCCGCGTGTGGCATCATCCAACGTGAACGCCGATACCGGGAAGCCTGTGTCCAGCTCGAGCAGGTAGTCACCTGATTGAACGACTGTAGAACCCATTAGGACACCGCGACGTTGATCGGGCCGCTGCGACGGTTGTACTGTCGCAATGCATCAACAATTACGTCGCCGAGTCGTGCGTCAGCGACAGCTGCATTGACATTGATTGTGACATTGCCCATGCTGCCCATTCGATTCAATGGGATTACCGCTTCAGGGCCTGCCTCACCGACCACGGCCAATGTCGGCCCGGTAACGATGCCGCCATCAGCCAGACCAGGTATCTTGCCGATTAGACCGCCTACACCGCCAGCGATAGCACCGCCAACATTCGCTACTTTGCCGATTGCGTCAGCAACTTTGCCAGCAAGATCGAGGGCAGCCGCCAACGGATTGATGATGTATTTCTCGAACGCATCCGCCAAAAACTTTGCTGCCGTGCTTACTACGCCAAACTTTTTTTCAAGTATGACAAAACCTGCGACCAATCCGGCAACAGCAATAATGACCAAGCCAATTGGGTTGGCGCTCATGATGACATTGAGCAGGGTTTGAGCCACCTGCACTGCAACCAACGTGGCCCGGTAAATCTTCATACCAATGTTGGCTGCGACAATTGCCGCCGCCAGACCACCAATCACACCAATGGCAATAATGGCCACGTCTTTGTTTGCCGATAGTGCGCCAGTAAAGCTGGAGATTAGTTTCACGCCTTTCTCAACGATGGGCAGCAGCACCATGCCAAGCTCTGCCTGTAGATCCTTGAACTGTGCTGTCAAGATGCGTTGGCTGTTTGCCAAGCCGTCGCTGGTGCGCTCAAAATCGCCCTGGGCATCAGTCGTCGCCTTCATAATCAGCGACTGGGTGGCCAGGGTTTTTTGCTGGGCCGTCAGTTTGTCGGTCGTACCATCCAGAGCTTTGTTCAGCGATATTTCGGCTTGCTCAAGCTGCAACCGTGTCCGTTGTGCCTCTAGCGAATCCTCACCAAACTTGGCGACCGTTTCTTGATTCTTTTGGAATGCGATATCAACCTTCTGCAACGCAATGTTCAGCTTGTCCTCGTTGATTGTCGTTGTGACAAGGCCCATAGCCAGCGCCTCGGCTGCTACAGCGTCGGCCGACAGCAGGACACCGAATCGGCGCAGGGGCTCGCTTTCGCCTCGCAGAGCGGCTCCTAGTGCCTGTACGGCTTCCTCTGGGCTCGTGTTGTTAAACGATGCCAGGTCTGATGCCAGGGTCGTAAAGTCGGTGCTGAATGATGCCAAATCTTGTCCAGTCAGCCCGGCTGCCTTGCCGAACGTGCCGAACGTGGCTGCCGCGTCGAGCGCCTGCTGGCGTGTCTGACCCAGGGAGGCTGCTGCCGTGTCAGCAAATATCTGCACCTCATTAGCAGCTTCACCAAAAATCACATTCGTCTTGCTGATGGTTTCATTGAGATCACTGGCCGCCTGCACGGCTGGTACAGCTGCCGCAGTCAAACCACCGAGCACTGCGACAGCAGGCACAAAGGATTTCTTGAGTGCAAATTGGGCTTTCTGGCCGGTTGTTTCAAGTTGCTTAAACTCGGCAATAGCCGACTTGATGCCTTTTCCATCAAACTCGGAGATAATTGGGATTGTTACAGCCATTAGCGAATCAGTCTACGATTTGCTGCGTCAATGATTTGATTGACTAATTTCTGCATGTTGTCGTTGATTGTGGTTGCGTTGCGTTCATACGCTGGCCACATTCCGCGCGAAGGTTGCCCGTGTTTCCTCATCAAACCTTGAATCATTTTGGCTCCCCAAGGCGTAAGCGGCATATCTTTTTTGCCTGCCATATCCGCAACTGAGCCGAACGGGCTTTTCATTGTCACGCTGAACACAGCCAAGCTGTTTCCTCGTTTGCGATTACTGAATCGAGGAATGACTGATTTGATTACGGCTGATTGATCCCAAGGGCCGATTGGTCGGCCTTTGTACACCCATTTGTACTTGAAACCACTCAATGGCATTGGCATGATTGTTCGACGAATGTCATCTACCAATACTTTGACGACTTTTTTGTATTCAGCTTTGATTTCCTTGGCTGTGTCCGGCTCAAGCTTTTGCAGTTCACGCAACGTTTCTTTTAGGCCGACAATCGTGATGGATGATTCAGCGGTCACGGTTGGCCTTCTTTGCAATCAGCTGAACGGTAGCCAAGTCCTCCTGATCGAACTGCACATCGGGAGGCCAGTAGCCAGTCACGAACAGCAGCTCCGCTAACTGTCTGCGGATGCTGCCGGTTCCGTAGGGTTTGTCTGCGCGACCTCTTGCACGTCAAACGATTCAACGGTGTTGAGCCACGCATCATATTCACGCGATTCTTTCTTGGTGACGGTCAGTTGATGCCAAACCATGAACATCAAATCGTCGACACCAATGCCGCCCTGGAGATCGCTGATGCGACGCTTGAACTTGCGTTCCCATGCAGCAATGGTGGCAATCGTTGTGGTAATCGTGTCCTTGACCGATTCCGCTGCCGGTGTCCTGTAAGACACCTGAATCGTTAGTTTCACGCCGTTACATCCTCAACCAAGGTGCCGCCAACCAGCGTGATTTCAATTTCGCTGAGTTCGCCAACCGACCCGTTGACCACATCGAGCGCTTCAAGGTAAGCGCCGGTGACCTGGAACTCTGGGTTGGTTGCGCTGATTGCGGCCGACGTGGGCTTCACTGCGACGTAGCAGCGCGTGCCGACCAAGGCAGTGAGATCGACGTAGGTGCCGGGCGTGGAGCTGTACTCCATCAGCAACGTGGCTGTCACAGTGACGTTGGTGAGTCCACCGACGAATTGACGGCCGCTGTCACCGAACGATGACTGGTCGAGCGACTCACGCGACTTGGTGATTACCACCGACTTGCACTGGTCAGTGAGATCAGCCGTGGAGCCCGATGATGCGCCGATTGCGAATGTGGGGCTTGCGAGGTAGGTAGTTGCGACAGCCATGTAACGAATCTCCTTGTGTTGGAGGCTCGCTGCAAGCCTGTTGGCATTCTAGTAGGTCTATGGGCTGACTTTTGTGTTGATTGTCAGCTCATACGCCGGGTAGTCGGCTCCACCGTAACTGACGGTTGTTGGCCGGGCCTCGGTCAAACCAATCTTGGCTTCACGGATTAAGTCGGCTAGATCGAGCAGCTGGTCAAGCGTGCGGTTGTCGCCGGTGCCCATACCGACGATGATGACACGGAATTGCATGTCTGCGACCACGTTGGTTTCCACAAAAATCGTCGGTGCCTCGACGATGCAGCAGGGCACGTTGATATTGCGTGGGTCGTTGAACACTGTCAGCCCGGTAATGGTCTGCAGTTTGGCTACCAGCTGGTCATAGCCAGTCTTAAACAGCGTGTCAGGCATCAGGCCACCTGCGGCTTATTGACTCCGAGCAGGCGCAGAATCTGGCCGTAGTTGCCGGTGACCGGGCCACCTGTGGCCAGTGGGTCAAACGATGCAAAAGCTTCGGTCGAGCCGCGCTCACGGTAAAGAATTGCCGCGTACTGCACGGTGGCAAGCTTGGCATCGCCACCGGGTACCGAGCTCGGGGAGTCAAAATAGCCCGATTCCTGGCGCTTTCGGTATGCAAATTGGTTAGCTGCGCTGACAGCCATGTTGGCCACATCCAAATCGGCGCTCGGATTGGTGAACGTGTAGCCCAGGTAATCCTCCAAATCGCCCAGGACAATCCAGCTGCACGTAATGGTGTACGTGACTGTGCCGGAGGCTGTTGCTCGATCAGCGTCATCCGTGGTCAGTGCAAACTGCACCTGATTCGGGATGATGGTGTCAGTGTCGTACTGGTAATCGCCTTGCTGCGATACGCCAATGAAGTAATACTCCGGCAGCGCCAAAATCTTGTGCGTGCCATTCCACGTGGCATTGATGCCACTAATGGTTATTGACTGACCGACCTCAAAGTTGTGAGGCTCAAGCAGTTGAACGATGGCAACGTTACTGACAACCTGCTTATGGGTTACCGAGTAAGTTGCCACCGTTCAATGTCACCTGGAGGGAGTGAACTTGGATCAGGTCCAGTTGACGTAACCGAACTTGGTCGCATCCAGCATCAACGTGGCGAAGTAGCCACGGAAGCTAATTTGACGCGCCAGGATGTCCGGCTTCTCAACTGAGACTGCACCTTTTTGCTGCTCGAAGATTTCGAAGCCTGCGAACTGGCCTGCTGCGCAACCGACGATGAGTCGGTCCGCGCCTGCGCCAGTTGCAAAGTTCTTGTCCACGACCATCGTGAGGCCGAGTGGGTTGCCGTTCCAGCTGGCCGCGTTTTGCGTGCCTGCTGCGTTGAACGGTCCGACCGAGGGGAACAGTGGGCGGTCTGCGGTGTCAACCAGGCCACCGATCTTGGCCCATGATGCCGGGCTGACGAACAAGTGGGTTGGCATGACGTTGCTCGAGGCGCTGATCCAGCGAGCAATTTCGTAGATCTCGGCAACGAGGGTTGTGGCCGAGCCGTTCCACGTACCACGGTTGGTGGCACCCGAGTACAGCTGGTCTGCCGCGTAGTTGTCGGTCTGATCTGCGTACTGGTTGGCCAGGTCTTGCAGAACGATGTTGACGAATGCCGGGTCTGACCAGTCGCCAAGTTGTTCAGCGACACGCACCGTGCCACCGAAGGTGAGCTTGGTGACGGTGTTGGATGAGACGACCATCGTGGTCGAGCTCAACGTGTCGAGCTGGTTGGCCTGTTGAGCGACCGAGCTGTGGGTCGTGATTTCGGGGCGGATGAACGTCGCGCCTGCGGCTGGCATCGCACGTGCACCAATGGCCGATACGACTGGGCGCAGGTAGTTGATGTTGTTGTAGACCGGGCCGAGGATGGGCACTGGCAGCAAGCCGGGTGCATCGGTGGTCACTTCGTCGCCGGCAGCAGCCTTCAACGGATTGTGGTACGCCTGATGGTCGGCGATCATGCGGTTGACGTTGCGGAATGCATCGCCACCTTGGATGAATGCCGATACGTATTCGGCGGCCGATGGAAGTCGATCGGGCACGCGACGTGGCTCAGCAAACGTGAGCGCTGTCGGCGCTGCGGCAGGCTTTTCAGCGGCGGTTGCGGCGCTGGCGGTCTGGTCGGTCATTGGTTGGGACTCCTTGTCGTTGGACTTGCCTTCGGTCGCTGCAACCTCTGTAATCGTAGCACCCTTGAACGCTGGTGCCGTGACTAGCGATAACTCTACCCACTCGCCCTTGGAAATCACCATTACGCCTTCGTCGTCGTAACTGAACTCAATCGGGTTGACTCCGACGCTGACGGCATCTACTGCCTCATCCTTGATCAGCTCGAGCATGTCGTTGCCTTCGGAGGTGGCGCTGATTCGGGCAGTGAACAGCATGCCTTCCTCAGAATCAAGGCGGCTGGTCACGATGCCGACTGGTTGCATGTCGTCGTGGTATTTGAGCAGTTTGGGCTTTTTGCCGGTCACTGGCAGGCTGCCTCGAGCGAACTTGACGCGAGTGCCATCCGAGACGGTGGCTTCTACATCCCAGGGTACGGCTACGCCGGAGATTGTCCTGGGCGATTCGCTTTCTTCAGCGATGATGAATGTTTCGGATGCGGTGAGCTTAAGCATTACGCCTCACTTTCGTCATTAGAGGGTAGCCCCCGAGCAGGTGCAGCGTTGTCCTGCTCGGGAGACATGTCGGCTTCCTCCAGGTAGCTCTCAACGTCGAGGTAAATGTATCGGCCGCGTGGTGTCACGCTGTTTTGGCTGAGTGTCTGTTCGATGCAGTCAATGAATGGCTTGGCACCGAACAAATACAAGTCTTGTCGGGCCTGCTGCGCGTTTTGGTACGTCATGCCGGATCCTGATGGTGCGCCAACCAGGTACGGCGGAATGTTTGCGATGCGTGCCATTTCTAGTGCTTGGTATGTTCGTGCCTCGGTCAGCTGCAACTTGCTCGGATCCATGTAGGACTCTTTCCAATCCACGTACTGGTTCAACGCAGCAATCGCATTGTTGTTTCGGGCAGCGGCGAATCCGGCAGCAAGTTCACTCAGTTCCTCGGCGCTCAATGGCTCGCCCTCGGTTTGTTTTAGGACACCGGCTGGAGTTTGATTCTTTGCAAAGCGCTCAGCGCTGGTATCAAGGTTGATGTTGGTGCGAATTGCTCGAGCGCCCATGCTCAGCAAACCTTGAATTGGGCTCAGGAATTGCACTACGTCGTTTGGGTCAAGGCTCAAGCCTTGAAACACAATCTGTTTGCTAGGTCCGTAATACAGTGGCCCAGCCTGATCGAGTGTTTGCACATCGGCCGCCGGAATCCACGTAAAGGTTGCCGGGAAGCCATTGCCGAATCGGCTGGTCACTACCCAGAATGCGCGACCGTAGAACATCAGGTCATCGGTTGTCCAGGACATGATGAAATTGCGTGTCGCGTTGGGATCTGGCTGATGAAACCACGTGTCATCGGGCAGGTGCACATCCTCATAGTCCTCACCGACCCACTGCTTTGAGTACTGGTGGATTTCCAGACAGCCAACCATTGAGCAGATCAGGTCACGTGCCCGGCTAATGGTGGGTATCTGGATTGCCTGCTGGCGGTTAAAATCGGCTGTGTAGTTGATGAAGTTGCCGACCAATGGGTTGCCGGCAGCGCCAGCCGCGCCAATCTGTGCGTTGGTGGTATTGGGTACTGCGCGCTTTAGTGAGAATGCCATCGTGCGAACAGTCTAGGCACTCGATGCAATGACTGGCCGGTTCACCATCGGTCGTGGTCGGCTCATCATGCCAACAGCCCACACCAAGCATCGTGCCAACTCAATCGGTCCCGATGATTTCTGTGATGACAACGCGATAGCGCCCGGAGTGCGTACAGCCACAGCTCTACCGACATGCTCAGCCAGCATTGTCTCCCCAGTGTGCGCAACACGACCCTCATTGATCAGGTTTTTGACCATTGATGTGTACCGGGTGATCTCCTGGTAGCCGACCAGCACCCTGCGACGTTGCAGATCGGAGGGGCAGTTGGTGTCCAGTGTCGGCGTGATAGCAACTTGCAAGCCTGAGTTGGAGGCCAACTGAGCCCGAATGTTATCCCATACCTGTGTCACTGTTTCGCACATGAATGCGACAGTCGCAGTCAGCATCCCAGCAGTATTCGCGTTGACACGTACAGCCACGTATCGGCCATCGTCGAGCGAGACTTCCACGGCGAGCACGCCGCCCGGCGATGGTGGCAAGTCGGTAGCAAGTGATTCCCACCGCCCAGGCGGCAGCCACGACAACTCTGATTGCACCCATAGGTTCACGCTAGAACGCAGAAATCCAGCCCTGTTCGGGCCTTTGGCTTCGGCCTGAACTGTGCGTATGTCGAGCGTGTGCCCGAGCGCCGGGTTGGCGTACTCCCACGCAGCCTCGGTCATCGGATCCAGTTCAGGTGGTGGACTGTATTCAGCCAGGTACACCGAATTGGTGACTTCACCTGAATCAATCGCACGCAAGCCCTGCTCACGCCACCTGAGCATCGCAATACTGTCTTCCGTGCCTGCGGTGCTCCACATCGAGCACAACGGATTCGGCCGGGCACGCTGAGTCGGCAGCAAACCAATGTCCAGTGTCTCGGAGTCAATACCGAACACTTCGTCAGCAATGATCAGGTCAACAGACATACCGTGACCACTCGATGGCCTGGCTGCTTTGACATACCACTTCGAGTCACCAACTTTGATGCTGTTACGGCCATAAGCCCACACAGCTTTGACACCAGCCTTTTCCTCAATGATCGGTGCCAGGTCTTGAAATAGCGCTGTGGCTAGATCCAGCCGGTGAGCTGTACTGAGAATGGTTTGTGGCCCGGCCGTCAGCGAGTACTTCAGCAGCCACCACGACAGCAGACTCTTGAGCGCTACTGTCTTTCCGTTTTGTCGACTGACACTGACAAGTGAAACGTGGTTGAGGAACCTCCCTTGAGCATCCACGGCAAGTTGACCGTTGAGAACATGCCTCTGCCAGGGCATAAGCTCCACTCCGAGAATACGCTGAGCCCAATCTGCAACTTCGGGCCCATAGCTTCCGGCAGCATCCTTGATGATCGTTTCGATTCGCGGCAGGTCATGACCTTTTCCTTTTCGCTCGGGCTTTGTCTTTTCGGATAACGAGAAGGATGGGCGCGGGGTGAGGGGTAGACGTTCATCCAAAAACGCTTTCGGCTTTTGCTTTGGTTTGGCTTTGCTTTGGGCAGGTGGCCGGTGTCCGGGTCGTCGGGCTTGCGTTGCTCTCTGCTTTGCTGCTTTGTAGTTGGCTCCGCGTCGCGCATTGCATTCCTTGCAGGCCGGCACCAAATTGTCCAGGTCATCCGTGCCACCTCGGTCAATCTCAATGATGTGATCTGCTTCGGTGGCTTGCCTGCGTTTGCACCAATGGCATCGGGGTTTGTCTTGGAGTACCACCCCCCGGTTTTTGTAGTACTGTTTTGACCGTACCCGGGTCTTTTTGCTTGGCATGGGGGACTACCGCTGACGCGCTTCGCTTGTCCTAGCGCCCTCGCGTTGCTCGGTTGCTATCAATCGTTGGTGGCAGAGGTAGCACACTGGCCCGGCTTCGGTGAGTTGATCACCGTATTTGGTTGAGAGGTTTTGCTCACCGCACTCGCGGCAGTCACCAATCTCGAGCACCGTTTCATAGCTGCATTTGATTTTCATGTTGTCAAGGTTACTTAGGCAGAGTGCCCCCGGGCTCCATCCCGACCGTTGTTGAAGCACGGTTCACACTCGCCACACGATGGATCTGTTCGCATGGTCTGCCCTGCCCTTCTGATGGGCGAACTGATGATGATGAGTCACCGAGGATTTGCACCTACATCAGGTCACGCGGCCTGAACGCACCAATGTGATTGGCGTACTTCAGTTTTTCCAAGCAGTAATGACTGCTGATGCCTCCTGCTTAGTTAGCTCATCAAACTTGACTACGTTACGGCCAAGCACTTCACCAATCTCACGCATCGTTTGTGAGCCAGGCGTGAATCCTCGAGTTTTGGCGAGCACTCGAATCATCCCGATTTGCTTTTCCGATGCCTTGCCTGGGCCTGCTTTTAATGGCACCACGTTGGTTTGTGGTTCGCCTGTGAATGGGTCGGGGATGGGTTCGCCATCCGGGTAGCGCGCAATCTCGACACGCGGCTTTTCGGGCTCTTGCCTGGCTAACACTTCCTGTTTGCTGGCCATCTTGTGATCGATGCCGAAGCCCATCATGCCCAATGCTCGACCTAAGGCCGAGGTGCTGGCATTCATCTGCTCTGAATCTTTTGTGTATGGCGTACGCCCGGGAAATGGCTCCCAACAGTACGCAATGCAGGGCAGCTGGTCATCTTTGTCACGCCATACGGTGCAACGAATCTCAATGTACAGCTTTTCGTTGACCTCACGGAATGTGGGCTGTGATTCCTGCACACGCAAATCTGGAAACTTCTCTAGCGCCATGCGCAGGCGCGTTGGCACGTCAACGTAGTTGTCAAGGTTGAAACTCATGATCCCAATTCCTCCAATAGGCACATCAGTTCGTACCACTCTTTGACCGGCATGACCGCCATCCATTCGCCCACATCTGTGATTCCTGGGCGCTTGGCGATAATCACGCCTGTCCAGGCTTTGTCATTTGCAATCTGCCTGCGCAGCTGCTCAAAGTAGCCGTGCCAGGAGTGTGCTTTGCGGTCTTTGACTTCAATCACAATGCCCGGCCATCCGTTGATATCGCCCCGGTCTTTGTGCGTGCCGGCCTGCACGCGGTCGGCATTGATGCCTTTGGCACGTAGCCACTTGACTACAGCCAGTTCGGCTGCATGACCTTTACGCTTCTGTGGGCTCGTCACGATAAATCGCCATGTCTCCTACCACGTGCAATGGGGCATCGAGTAGCTGATCACGTGCATCAGCCATGTGCAGACAGTTCAGGTAACCAATCGCATCCACCAGCGAATCCTCGTGCATCTTGCCTTCCTCTAGCGACTTCCAAAGCCGAGCAAGTTTGACGCACACCATAAACATGATGGCCTCTTGGGTGCTGAGGTTGTGATGGAAGTTGGTGAAGCTGCCGAATATGCGACGTACCCGGGTGTAGTCATCAAATGGGTGCCCATATTGGGCCATGCGATCACCTTTGGTGAGTTGCCAGGCGCGATAGGCCGCGTCACCTGGATCAATGTTGCTGCTGCTCATTGTCATCCTTTATAGGTCGTGCAAGGTACCAAATGGCTACCACAATGTAGATGGCAAACACGCTGAGCATGAATACTTCAGCCCACAACGCGGTCATACGTGCTCCAGTTGTCCCATCCGTATTTGGTTGCAATATGCCACGCCACCCACAAGTTGGTGAGTGGGTCAAATAGCTCGGTGCAGTCATTGATCATGCCCTGGGTTTGCAGGTAGCCACGTGGCCAGTATTTGTTTGGTTTGCACCACGATGGCGTGTGAATCTGCATCAGGCCGAAGCTGTCTCCGTTGTCACCGACTACATCCGGCAGGCACATTGACTCGAGCTCTGCGACCTGTAGGGCTATCCATAGGTCATCAAGCACAAAGCCTGCCCTGAGCGCTGTATCAGCCCATTCTTGGCAGCCTGGGCCTGTGTATGGGGGCATGGTCGTAACCACCCTCATATCGCTTCCTGGCGCGTCTGAGGGGCTGTCCAAGCCCACCGTGCCTCGAAGGGGAGCCGTGTACACGGTGGACTCGGACACCAGCCCTGCTGTGTCTGTTTCAGGATCTGATACCAGCATCAGGCCAAAGCCGGACACTGCGCATGCTGCCGCAAAGATGATGGTTAACGGATTCATGCGACGCTCGGGTGTTCTGGGTCGATGCGTGGCTGATGGGTCAGCTTTGATGGTTCGCTCCAATCCTCGTCAGCGTTGAATCGGTAACGCAGCTGGGCCTTCACGACCTCGCCTTCAGCGTTCCTGAACACTACCAAGTGGAATTGTTGCGCTGTCTCTGCACAAAGCCCTGTCAGGACTTCGTAGGTAATCAGGTTGTGTGTCATGTTTAGGCCCCTCCAGAGCCTGATATGACCTTAGCGCGTCTTTCGGCGCTTGTGGGGGATTTGCAACTTGATGACTTTTCGGACCATTCGGGCAGGTATGAATAGCACATTGTCCGAGCCCTGCTCATCGGTGATCGACTGTGCCAGGCATAGGTGCCGGGCATTGGGCTTGCTAATGCGGTAGCCGACGCTGTGCACCACACACGGCGTGTCCTTCAGGTCGGATTCGTCGTACCAATTGTCGTTGTCAAGCGTGTGCGCATCGTGCCACACCACCAGCACCAGGGGTTTGTCTAGTCCAGCCATACCACGTACTCTGCCGCCACTCGGCCCTTGTCTGGATCCACGAAGTGCAGGCGCTGGCTCGGTATGCCGGTGGCTGCCACGAACTCGCGTGCGTATTCGTTGTGCGATTCGGGGCTGCCGGTCACGAATATGCGACCGCCGTTGCTCATGGTCAGGCTCATTGGTGTGTGCCAGTGGCCCATGTAGCAATCATTGAAGTCCTCGATCACTCCACCGGCCCACGCATTGACCTTGCGCAGAATACCGAAAGCTGGAGTATTGCCACCAAAGCTTCGTATTTCGTCACCGTGCACCAGCAGGGCTGTGTAGTTGCCAATGCGCACAATCTGATACCAAGCGTCAGAGCTCTGCCAATCCTTGACCAGGTGACCGACTCGACTGCGCGCAATCTCATAGCTGATGCGATCAATGTTGTCACCCTTGGGCATCTCGCCATACCGCCCTATGCGGCCGTGGTTGCCGTATTCGCACACGACCCGGACTGACTCGAAGTTGTTAGCCAAAGTGCTAACAGTTTTGCTGATCAGCCTGGACACCTCGAACAGCTGCTCATAGAGGTGGCTGTCAACCTCATACGCCTGGCCGGGGAATATGCCCATACCCTCAACCATGTCACCGCCCAGCATCAGCACAGCTTCACGTACTGGGTGATGCTTGCGTTGAATATCGGTGATGTGCACCACCTTGTCAATGAATCGATCAATGCGCTGTGCGCAGGTCTCCGAGCCGTAAGACACGCTCTTTTTGCCGAGCTGCCAATCGGTGCAGTGAATGACTGCCACCTCGGGTTTGCCTTTGCGTGTGTCCTTCTTGGGTGGCGTGACCTTGATTGGTGGCATGCCCAGGCTGGCATCCTTAGCCGCCTGATACACAGCCTCGACCAGTTCATCCCGGCTGACCTTCAATCTGCCGTACTGCTGCTGTGCTCGCTTTAGTGCCTCACGCAGCTGCTCGAGCGTCTGCTGCTCTTTGATTTCGTCACTTAGCGACATGCTTCTGCCTGAATCGGTGCACCACATTGAAGTCACACTTGAAGCCATGCTTTGCCAACAGTGATGCGATGGCTTGGCTGCTGTACTGCTGATCGTAAATCAGGTCGTACCATTCCTCGCCGTTTGGCTGGTCATCCAACCATTTCGCCAAATCAGCCACTTTGTTTAGTTTTGGCTGTATTTCGTCGCGTAGTCCCATTGTCGTGATCCTCCAGGTGGTTGTCAATCTTGCGTTCCACCCTACTCAATATCTTGCGCACGTATGCGTGATCGTCGGCGTTTTCTCGCCGGGCACGCTCAATCAGGATTGCAGGCAGGACAGCCGCCGACACAATGGCAACGGCACTGATTAGGGCTACGTAGATTTCTGTCGGCATGAGTGTCCAGCCATTGCTGCACTCTGGCTGGTATTGATTCTGCCTTGAAATATCGAATGTGCCACGGTTCGGCCCCGGATCGGAACTCCCAGCAGAATCCGAAGCTCAGGCAGTTGGCTTCCATCCATTCCAGGCGCTTTCCTGAAGCCTCAAAGATGTCAACGGCCAAGCCCAAATTGTGCGTAGAAGTGCCAGGCACAGCCATCGGGGCCAGCCCCGGCTTCAGGTAATACTTTTGCCCTTTGTAAATCCTGATGGATTTGCTGTTGCTGATTGGTGCTGTGGTGTACCTAGCTAGAAACCCTCGCTCCTGGGTTGCCAAATCGCGATACGTGTCACCGACACTGGTGGGCTTGAATGGCCTGATGCCATCAGCGTGCGCAGCTTTACGCATTGCCTCATACGCCTGGGCTGCCAACCAATGCAGCCGACCGTAAGGCCTGATTGAGCGCAGCAGGTATGCCGGTACTTCACCTGGTTTTACGTTTGCTAGATCAGCCGGGAGTCGTACCGGCTTGACTGGCCTGTTCACTTGCGGCCGTACCGCGTGTCTTTAGTGTTTGCCCAAGCGTAGATCATTGGCAGCACTGCTGCGAGTCCGGCTTTGACGGCGTTTGTTAGATCGTAGTCGCTTGTGATAAGCACGGCGACGCTTCCAGCGACGAATGCTTTCAACCAATCTTCGAGCATTGGTGCCCACTTCATTAGCCCACCAGTGCTTTGATTTCGTCGGCTGATAGGCCGAGCGCGGCAAGTTTGTTCAATGCGGCCTGGCGTGCAGCTTGCTTTGAGGCTTCAGCTTGCACTAGAGCCTCATTCTCTGCCTGCTGTGCTTGCCATGCAACATGTTCCGCATCGGTCATTTCTCGATCAATTACTTTGCCTGTGGCCGTGTCGTGAATGCGAATGGTTGGTTTGCTCATTACTTGACTCCGTAGATTTTGACGGTTCCTGCGCTAAACGTTCCCGCGCTGGGCGCGAATGTAATCGAACTAATAGCTGTCGTGGAGAAGTATGAACCTGCACCGTAATACACGCCTTTTGCGCCGTTATCAGTGTCCATGTAACCGTAAGAATGCCACGCTTTCATAGATGACCCGGCATAGTTGGGAATAGTTATCGCTTGAAAGTTGTCTTGTTGCGACGTGCCTTCGACCCACCCGGTTAGTTCGTAGGTGCTCTCTTGGGCTTGTGTTGTCGTGCCAACGCGGTGACGCTGATATTGCGAAATGTAGTTGCCGCTTGTCGTGTCGGCGTTCATGTAGCCACGCAAATAAGCGTTGCTTGATGCGTACCATTTTTCAACAGTGATGAACAGCGTGTTGTACGTTTGATCGATATTGGTGACTGCGGTAGTTGCACCAGTCAATGTCGTTGTGCTCAATAAGGTCATGCCGCCGACAGCTGCAAAACTGTCGTTCAATTGCTGAGCCAGGAGCACATCTCCAGCTACGAATGTGTGCAATGCCATAGTTACCTCATCCTAATACGTTGGTGGAGTCCATTACGCCGTATGTCGCATCATCCAATATCAGCTCATAGACGATGGTGGTTGGGCTCGTGTAGAACGTGATCCGATGGCCGCTGGCCACATTGATGATGCCTTGAATGCCCTCAACCGCAAGCTCCGTAGCAATCTCGCTGCCTAGCCCCGGTATCTGCTTTTCCACGCTAATCGTGTCACCAATATCAACAGTGACAATGTCATCCCGTTGCGTGCTGGTCAGCGCAGCAAATGAGGTGCTCACACTGGTGTACCTGGGCTGTGGGCTGGGCTCGAGCAGGTAGGCGGCCAAATCGTCAATGCTGGTTTGTTCGTGCAGCAAGCTGTTGGTGATGCTGTAATTTTGAGTGAAATATTTCGTGATGCTGGTGGCATCGCTGTCGGTTGCTTCCTTGCCATCCAAGCCACGCACATACGCCCGGTTGATTACGTTGTCGGCATCGAACTCAACTTCCACCGCGTCATATTTGGCCCCGGTGCCGTCATCCTTGAAAATGATTACTGGCGCGCTCAACGTGTTACCAATGCGATTTTGGAATGTGATCGTGCCATCACGTGCTACGAACAGTCGGCCCTGCTCAGCCTGATTTATTTGCTGCAAATAAGCAAGCGTGTTGGTGCCCTGGGGCACCGTGTAAGCGCTGTCATGGCCGAGATTGACTGTGCCAGTAGCAATGCTGGTTGTGCCTTGGTAATCAACCTCAGGAAGGGCTAGCACGCTAGTGATGCGTTGGCCACTGGTTTCGGCAGACACGTTGTACTCATCAAGCTGGGTTTGCGCAAGTTTGTAGAACTCATCAGCGCATTGCACATTGACAATGTTCGGGCCTGCCAACTGAAAGTCATAGGTGTACCCGGTGACTACGCCCACAAACAAATACTCGCCATCACGTGATAGGCGCACGGTACGCATCGGTGCCAGCCCCGGCTCTTGATTGGCTGGATCGTAATAGGGGCTAGTCGAATCGTATGGTCCGAGGATGCCGGTGTCATCGGTCATTGTGAATGCCATTACGCCTGCACCGAATTGATCATCGGTTTTTTGACGACCGCGTTTGTAATTGATATCAGTGGTGTATTGCGTAATGTCAGCAAACTGCGTCAAACCATCCAACACATACGTGGTGTTATCTAGGACTCCGCGTGTGGCATCATCCAACGTGAACGCCGATACCGGGAAGCCTGTGTCCAGCTCGAGCAGGTAGTCACCTGATTGAACGACTGTAGAACCCATTAGGACACCGCGACGTTGATCGGGCCGCTGCGACGGTTGTACTGTCGCAATGCATCAACAATTACGTCGCCGAGTCGTGCGTCAGCGACAGCTGCATTGACATTGATTGTGACATTGCCCATGCTGCCCATTCGATTCAATGGGATTACCGCTTCAGGGCCTGCCTCACCGACCACGGCCAATGTCGGCCCGGTAACGATGCCGCCATCAGCCAGACCAGGTATCTTGCCGATTAGACCGCCTACACCGCCAGCGATAGCACCGCCAACATTCGCTACTTTGCCGATTGCGTCAGCAACTTTGCCAGCAAGATCGAGGGCAGCCGCCAACGGATTGATGATGTATTTCTCGAACGCATCCGCCAAAAACTTTGCTGCCGTGCTTACTACGCCAAACTTTTTTTCAAGTATGACAAAACCTGCGACCAATCCGGCAACAGCAATAATGACCAAGCCAATTGGGTTGGCGCTCATGATGACATTGAGCAGGGTTTGAGCCACCTGCACTGCAACCAACGTGGCCCGGTAAATCTTCATACCAATGTTGGCTGCGACAATTGCCGCCGCCAGACCACCAATCACACCAATGGCAATAATGGCCACGTCTTTGTTTGCCGATAGTGCGCCAGTAAAGCTGGAGATTAGTTTCACGCCTTTCTCAACGATGGGCAGCAGCACCATGCCAAGCTCTGCCTGTAGATCCTTGAACTGTGCTGTCAAGATGCGTTGGCTGTTTGCCAAGCCGTCGCTGGTGCGCTCAAAATCGCCCTGGGCATCAGTCGTCGCCTTCATAATCAGCGACTGGGTGGCCAGGGTTTTTTGCTGGGCCGTCAGTTTGTCGGTCGTACCATCCAGAGCTTTGTTCAGCGATATTTCGGCTTGCTCAAGCTGCAACCGTGTCCGTTGTGCCTCTAGCGAATCCTCACCAAACTTGGCGACCGTTTCTTGATTCTTTTGGAATGCGATATCAACCTTCTGCAACGCAATGTTCAGCTTGTCCTCGTTGATTGTCGTTGTGACAAGGCCCATAGCCAGCGCCTCGGCTGCTACAGCGTCGGCCGACAGCAGGACACCGAATCGGCGCAGGGGCTCGCTTTCGCCTCGCAGAGCGGCTCCTAGTGCCTGTACGGCTTCCTCTGGGCTCGTGTTGTTAAACGATGCCAGGTCTGATGCCAGGGTCGTAAAGTCGGTGCTGAATGATGCCAAATCTTGTCCAGTCAGCCCGGCTGCCTTGCCGAACGTGCCGAACGTGGCTGCCGCGTCGAGCGCCTGCTGGCGTGTCTGACCCAGGGAGGCTGCTGCCGTGTCAGCAAATATCTGCACCTCATTAGCAGCTTCACCAAAAATCACATTCGTCTTGCTGATGGTTTCATTGAGATCACTGGCCGCCTGCACGGCTGGTACAGCTGCCGCAGTCAAACCACCGAGCACTGCGACAGCAGGCACAAAGGATTTCTTGAGTGCAAATTGGGCTTTCTGGCCGGTTGTTTCAAGTTGCTTAAACTCGGCAATAGCCGACTTGATGCCTTTTCCATCAAACTCGGAGATAATTGGGATTGTTACAGCCATTAGCGAATCAGTCTACGATTTGCTGCGTCAATGATTTGATTGACTAATTTCTGCATGTTGTCGTTGATTGTGGTTGCGTTGCGTTCATACGCTGGCCACATTCCGCGCGAAGGTTGCCCGTGTTTCCTCATCAAACCTTGAATCATTTTGGCTCCCCAAGGCGTAAGCGGCATATCTTTTTTGCCTGCCATATCCGCAACTGAGCCGAACGGGCTTTTCATTGTCACGCTGAACACAGCCAAGCTGTTTCCTCGTTTGCGATTACTGAATCGAGGAATGACTGATTTGATTACGGCTGATTGATCCCAAGGGCCGATTGGTCGGCCTTTGTACACCCATTTGTACTTGAAACCACTCAATGGCATTGGCATGATTGTTCGACGAATGTCATCTACCAATACTTTGACGACTTTTTTGTATTCAGCTTTGATTTCCTTGGCTGTGTCCGGCTCAAGCTTTTGCAGTTCACGCAACGTTTCTTTTAGGCCGACAATCGTGATGGATGATTCAGCGGTCACGGTTGGCCTTCTTTGCAATCAGCTGAACGGTAGCCAAGTCCTCCTGATCGAACTGCACATCGGGAGGCCAGTAGCCAGTCACGAACAGCAGCTCCGCTAACTGTCTGCGGATGCTGCCGGTTCCGTAGGGTTTGTCTGCGCGACCTCTTGCACGTCAAACGATTCAACGGTGTTGAGCCACGCATCATATTCACGCGATTCTTTCTTGGTGACGGTCAGTTGATGCCAAACCATGAACATCAAATCGTCGACACCAATGCCGCCCTGGAGATCGCTGATGCGACGCTTGAACTTGCGTTCCCATGCAGCAATGGTGGCAATCGTTGTGGTAATCGTGTCCTTGACCGATTCCGCTGCCGGTGTCCTGTAAGACACCTGAATCGTTAGTTTCACGCCGTTACATCCTCAACCAAGGTGCCGCCAACCAGCGTGATTTCAATTTCGCTGAGTTCGCCAACCGACCCGTTGACCACATCGAGCGCTTCAAGGTAAGCGCCGGTGACCTGGAACTCTGGGTTGGTTGCGCTGATTGCGGCCGACGTGGGCTTCACTGCGACGTAGCAGCGCGTGCCGACCAAGGCAGTGAGATCGACGTAGGTGCCGGGCGTGGAGCTGTACTCCATCAGCAACGTGGCTGTCACAGTGACGTTGGTGAGTCCACCGACGAATTGACGGCCGCTGTCACCGAACGATGACTGGTCGAGCGACTCACGCGACTTGGTGATTACCACCGACTTGCACTGGTCAGTGAGATCAGCCGTGGAGCCCGATGATGCGCCGATTGCGAATGTGGGGCTTGCGAGGTAGGTAGTTGCGACAGCCATGTAACGAATCTCCTTGTGTTGGAGGCTCGCTGCAAGCCTGTTGGCATTCTAGTAGGTCTATGGGCTGACTTTTGTGTTGATTGTCAGCTCATACGCCGGGTAGTCGGCTCCACCGTAACTGACGGTTGTTGGCCGGGCCTCGGTCAAACCAATCTTGGCTTCACGGATTAAGTCGGCTAGATCGAGCAGCTGGTCAAGCGTGCGGTTGTCGCCGGTGCCCATACCGACGATGATGACACGGAATTGCATGTCTGCGACCACGTTGGTTTCCACAAAAATCGTCGGTGCCTCGACGATGCAGCAGGGCACGTTGATATTGCGTGGGTCGTTGAACACTGTCAGCCCGGTAATGGTCTGCAGTTTGGCTACCAGCTGGTCATAGCCAGTCTTAAACAGCGTGTCAGGCATCAGGCCACCTGCGGCTTATTGACTCCGAGCAGGCGCAGAATCTGGCCGTAGTTGCCGGTGACCGGGCCACCTGTGGCCAGTGGGTCAAACGATGCAAAAGCTTCGGTCGAGCCGCGCTCACGGTAAAGAATTGCCGCGTACTGCACGGTGGCAAGCTTGGCATCGCCACCGGGTACCGAGCTCGGGGAGTCAAAATAGCCCGATTCCTGGCGCTTTCGGTATGCAAATTGGTTAGCTGCGCTGACAGCCATGTTGGCCACATCCAAATCGGCGCTCGGATTGGTGAACGTGTAGCCCAGGTAATCCTCCAAATCGCCCAGGACAATCCAGCTGCACGTAATGGTGTACGTGACTGTGCCGGAGGCTGTTGCTCGATCAGCGTCATCCGTGGTCAGTGCAAACTGCACCTGATTCGGGATGATGGTGTCAGTGTCGTACTGGTAATCGCCTTGCTGCGATACGCCAATGAAGTAATACTCCGGCAGCGCCAAAATCTTGTGCGTGCCATTCCACGTGGCATTGATGCCACTAATGGTTATTGACTGACCGACCTCAAAGTTGTGAGGCTCAAGCAGTTGAACGATGGCAACGTTACTGACAACCTGCTTATGGGTTACCGAGTAAGTTGCCACCGTTCAATGTCACCTGGAGGGAGTGAACTTGGATCAGGTCCAGTTGACGTAACCGAACTTGGTCGCATCCAGCATCAACGTGGCGAAGTAGCCACGGAAGCTAATTTGACGCGCCAGGATGTCCGGCTTCTCAACTGAGACTGCACCTTTTTGCTGCTCGAAGATTTCGAAGCCTGCGAACTGGCCTGCTGCGCAACCGACGATGAGTCGGTCCGCGCCTGCGCCAGTTGCAAAGTTCTTGTCCACGACCATCGTGAGGCCGAGTGGGTTGCCGTTCCAGCTGGCCGCGTTTTGCGTGCCTGCTGCGTTGAACGGTCCGACCGAGGGGAACAGTGGGCGGTCTGCGGTGTCAACCAGGCCACCGATCTTGGCCCATGATGCCGGGCTGACGAACAAGTGGGTTGGCATGACGTTGCTCGAGGCGCTGATCCAGCGAGCAATTTCGTAGATCTCGGCAACGAGGGTTGTGGCCGAGCCGTTCCACGTACCACGGTTGGTGGCACCCGAGTACAGCTGGTCTGCCGCGTAGTTGTCGGTCTGATCTGCGTACTGGTTGGCCAGGTCTTGCAGAACGATGTTGACGAATGCCGGGTCTGACCAGTCGCCAAGTTGTTCAGCGACACGCACCGTGCCACCGAAGGTGAGCTTGGTGACGGTGTTGGATGAGACGACCATCGTGGTCGAGCTCAACGTGTCGAGCTGGTTGGCCTGTTGAGCGACCGAGCTGTGGGTCGTGATTTCGGGGCGGATGAACGTCGCGCCTGCGGCTGGCATCGCACGTGCACCAATGGCCGATACGACTGGGCGCAGGTAGTTGATGTTGTTGTAGACCGGGCCGAGGATGGGCACTGGCAGCAAGCCGGGTGCATCGGTGGTCACTTCGTCGCCGGCAGCAGCCTTCAACGGATTGTGGTACGCCTGATGGTCGGCGATCATGCGGTTGACGTTGCGGAATGCATCGCCACCTTGGATGAATGCCGATACGTATTCGGCGGCCGATGGAAGTCGATCGGGCACGCGACGTGGCTCAGCAAACGTGAGCGCTGTCGGCGCTGCGGCAGGCTTTTCAGCGGCGGTTGCGGCGCTGGCGGTCTGGTCGGTCATTGGTTGGGACTCCTTGTCGTTGGACTTGCCTTCGGTCGCTGCAACCTCTGTAATCGTAGCACCCTTGAACGCTGGTGCCGTGACTAGCGATAACTCTACCCACTCGCCCTTGGAAATCACCATTACGCCTTCGTCGTCGTAACTGAACTCAATCGGGTTGACTCCGACGCTGACGGCATCTACTGCCTCATCCTTGATCAGCTCGAGCATGTCGTTGCCTTCGGAGGTGGCGCTGATTCGGGCAGTGAACAGCATGCCTTCCTCAGAATCAAGGCGGCTGGTCACGATGCCGACTGGTTGCATGTCGTCGTGGTATTTGAGCAGTTTGGGCTTTTTGCCGGTCACTGGCAGGCTGCCTCGAGCGAACTTGACGCGAGTGCCATCCGAGACGGTGGCTTCTACATCCCAGGGTACGGCTACGCCGGAGATTGTCCTGGGCGATTCGCTTTCTTCAGCGATGATGAATGTTTCGGATGCGGTGAGCTTAAGCATTACGCCTCACTTTCGTCATTAGAGGGTAGCCCCCGAGCAGGTGCAGCGTTGTCCTGCTCGGGAGACATGTCGGCTTCCTCCAGGTAGCTCTCAACGTCGAGGTAAATGTATCGGCCGCGTGGTGTCACGCTGTTTTGGCTGAGTGTCTGTTCGATGCAGTCAATGAATGGCTTGGCACCGAACAAATACAAGTCTTGTCGGGCCTGCTGCGCGTTTTGGTACGTCATGCCGGATCCTGATGGTGCGCCAACCAGGTACGGCGGAATGTTTGCGATGCGTGCCATTTCTAGTGCTTGGTATGTTCGTGCCTCGGTCAGCTGCAACTTGCTCGGATCCATGTAGGACTCTTTCCAATCCACGTACTGGTTCAACGCAGCAATCGCATTGTTGTTTCGGGCAGCGGCGAATCCGGCAGCAAGTTCACTCAGTTCCTCGGCGCTCAATGGCTCGCCCTCGGTTTGTTTTAGGACACCGGCTGGAGTTTGATTCTTTGCAAAGCGCTCAGCGCTGGTATCAAGGTTGATGTTGGTGCGAATTGCTCGAGCGCCCATGCTCAGCAAACCTTGAATTGGGCTCAGGAATTGCACTACGTCGTTTGGGTCAAGGCTCAAGCCTTGAAACACAATCTGTTTGCTAGGTCCGTAATACAGTGGCCCAGCCTGATCGAGTGTTTGCACATCGGCCGCCGGAATCCACGTAAAGGTTGCCGGGAAGCCATTGCCGAATCGGCTGGTCACTACCCAGAATGCGCGACCGTAGAACATCAGGTCATCGGTTGTCCAGGACATGATGAAATTGCGTGTCGCGTTGGGATCTGGCTGATGAAACCACGTGTCATCGGGCAGGTGCACATCCTCATAGTCCTCACCGACCCACTGCTTTGAGTACTGGTGGATTTCCAGACAGCCAACCATTGAGCAGATCAGGTCACGTGCCCGGCTAATGGTGGGTATCTGGATTGCCTGCTGGCGGTTAAAATCGGCTGTGTAGTTGATGAAGTTGCCGACCAATGGGTTGCCGGCAGCGCCAGCCGCGCCAATCTGTGCGTTGGTGGTATTGGGTACTGCGCGCTTTAGTGAGAATGCCATCGTGCGAACAGTCTAGGCACTCGATGCAATGACTGGCCGGTTCACCATCGGTCGTGGTCGGCTCATCATGCCAACAGCCCACACCAAGCATCGTGCCAACTCAATCGGTCCCGATGATTTCTGTGATGACAACGCGATAGCGCCCGGAGTGCGTACAGCCACAGCTCTACCGACATGCTCAGCCAGCATTGTCTCCCCAGTGTGCGCAACACGACCCTCATTGATCAGGTTTTTGACCATTGATGTGTACCGGGTGATCTCCTGGTAGCCGACCAGCACCCTGCGACGTTGCAGATCGGAGGGGCAGTTGGTGTCCAGTGTCGGCGTGATAGCAACTTGCAAGCCTGAGTTGGAGGCCAACTGAGCCCGAATGTTATCCCATACCTGTGTCACTGTTTCGCACATGAATGCGACAGTCGCAGTCAGCATCCCAGCAGTATTCGCGTTGACACGTACAGCCACGTATCGGCCATCGTCGAGCGAGACTTCCACGGCGAGCACGCCGCCCGGCGATGGTGGCAAGTCGGTAGCAAGTGATTCCCACCGCCCAGGCGGCAGCCACGACAACTCTGATTGCACCCATAGGTTCACGCTAGAACGCAGAAATCCAGCCCTGTTCGGGCCTTTGGCTTCGGCCTGAACTGTGCGTATGTCGAGCGTGTGCCCGAGCGCCGGGTTGGCGTACTCCCACGCAGCCTCGGTCATCGGATCCAGTTCAGGTGGTGGACTGTATTCAGCCAGGTACACCGAATTGGTGACTTCACCTGAATCAATCGCACGCAAGCCCTGCTCACGCCACCTGAGCATCGCAATACTGTCTTCCGTGCCTGCGGTGCTCCACATCGAGCACAACGGATTCGGCCGGGCACGCTGAGTCGGCAGCAAACCAATGTCCAGTGTCTCGGAGTCAATACCGAACACTTCGTCAGCAATGATCAGGTCAACAGACATACCGTGACCACTCGATGGCCTGGCTGCTTTGACATACCACTTCGAGTCACCAACTTTGATGCTGTTACGGCCATAAGCCCACACAGCTTTGACACCAGCCTTTTCCTCAATGATCGGTGCCAGGTCTTGAAATAGCGCTGTGGCTAGATCCAGCCGGTGAGCTGTACTGAGAATGGTTTGTGGCCCGGCCGTCAGCGAGTACTTCAGCAGCCACCACGACAGCAGACTCTTGAGCGCTACTGTCTTTCCGTTTTGTCGACTGACACTGACAAGTGAAACGTGGTTGAGGAACCTCCCTTGAGCATCCACGGCAAGTTGACCGTTGAGAACATGCCTCTGCCAGGGCATAAGCTCCACTCCGAGAATACGCTGAGCCCAATCTGCAACTTCGGGCCCATAGCTTCCGGCAGCATCCTTGATGATCGTTTCGATTCGCGGCAGGTCATGACCTTTTCCTTTTCGCTCGGGCTTTGTCTTTTCGGATAACGAGAAGGATGGGCGCGGGGTGAGGGGTAGACGTTCATCCAAAAACGCTTTCGGCTTTTGCTTTGGTTTGGCTTTGCTTTGGGCAGGTGGCCGGTGTCCGGGTCGTCGGGCTTGCGTTGCTCTCTGCTTTGCTGCTTTGTAGTTGGCTCCGCGTCGCGCATTGCATTCCTTGCAGGCCGGCACCAAATTGTCCAGGTCATCCGTGCCACCTCGGTCAATCTCAATGATGTGATCTGCTTCGGTGGCTTGCCTGCGTTTGCACCAATGGCATCGGGGTTTGTCTTGGAGTACCACCCCCCGGTTTTTGTAGTACTGTTTTGACCGTACCCGGGTCTTTTTGCTTGGCATGGGGGACTACCGCTGACGCGCTTCGCTTGTCCTAGCGCCCTCGCGTTGCTCGGTTGCTATCAATCGTTGGTGGCAGAGGTAGCACACTGGCCCGGCTTCGGTGAGTTGATCACCGTATTTGGTTGAGAGGTTTTGCTCACCGCACTCGCGGCAGTCACCAATCTCGAGCACCGTTTCATAGCTGCATTTGATTTTCATGTTGTCAAGGTTACTTAGGCAGAGTGCCCCCGGGCTCCATCCCGACCGTTGTTGAAGCACGGTTC